GATGCCACGCAAAGAAACGCCAATGGACAGACTCGCTCAGGACTCTATAGTTTGTTCATACCTATGGAATGGAACTACGAGGGTTACATTGACACTTATGGCTTTCCTGTATTCGACACTCCAAAAAAAGAGGTAAAAGGTCCGGATGGAGCATTAATAACTCAAGGAGTAATAGAGTATTGGAATAATGAAGTAGATGGCTTAAAGTCAGATCAAGACGGTTTAAATGAATTTTACAGACAGTTTCCGCGTACAACAAAACACGCTTTTAGAGATGAATCAAAACAATCTCTATTTAATCTTACAAAGATTTACGAGCAAATTGATTTTAATGAAGATCTAAAGAATTCAATACAAGTTACACAAGGTAGTTTTCAATGGGAAAACGGAATGAAAGATACAAAAGTTTTATTTGTTCCGAACAAAAATGGAAGGTTTAGAATCTCTTGGGTTCCACCTGCAAACCTGCAAAACCGTGTAATAATAAAGAATGGGTATAAATATCCAGGAAACGAACATTGTGGAGCATTTGGTTGTGATAGTTATGATATATCAGGCACAGTTGACAGTAGAGGATCTAACGGATCTTTACATGGGTTAACTAAGTTTAGCATGGAGGATGTACCTCCAAATCATTTCTTTTTAGAATACATTGCTAGACCACAAACCGCTGAAATATTTTTTGAAGACGTATTAATGGCTTGCGTATTTTACGGTATGCCAATACTAGCAGAGAATAACAAACCTAGACTACTATACCATTTTAAGAGAAGAGGTTATAGGAATTTTTCTATAAACAGACCAGATAAAAAATACAATAAATTATCAGTAACAGAAAGAGAACTTGGTGGAATACCAAATTCAAGTGAAGATATTAAACAAGCTCACGCCGCAGCTATTGAAACGTACATAGAGTCTTATATTGGTTTAAAAGAAACTGGTTATGGTGACATGTTCTTTCAAAGAACATTAGAAGATTGGGCAAAGTTTGACATAAACAATAGAACAAAGCATGATGCTTCTATCAGCTCTGGTTTAGCTTTGATGGCATGCAACAAACATAGGTATGCTCCATCAAGCCCAGTGCAAGTGAAAGCTTATGACTTAGGAATAAAAAGATACGACAATAAGGGGTTAATGTCTAAAATAATAAAATAAATGAAGATATACACGAATACCAATAGTTCTTTTCCTAGCCAAGTTGTTAGTGATGAAGAAAAAGCAAGCTGGGATTATGGCTTGCAAGTTTCTCAGGCTATTGAAAACGAGTGGTTTGACCAAGGTAGAGCTAATGGTAATAGATATTTAAGCAATTCAAACAATTTTCACCAGCTAAGACTTTACGCTAGAGGAGAACAATCTACTCAAAAGTACAAAGATGAATTATCTATAAACGGAGATTTATCTTACCTTAATTTAGACTGGAAACCCGTGCCTGTTATATCTAAGTTTGTAGACATAGTTGTAAACGGAATGTCTAACAAAACATACGACATTAAAGCGTTTGCTCAAGACCCTGAGTCTATGAAGAAAAGAAGTGGTTATGCTGAAGCTGTTCTTAGAGACATGTACTCTAAGGAATTAATAGCACAAGCAAATAAAGTAACTGGTCAAAACTTTATGAACTCTGGACTAGCTGAAAACCAATTACCTGAGACGCAAGAAGAGCTTGATTTGCATATGCAGCTTTCATATAAGCAGTCTATAGAAATAGCTGAAGAAGAAGCTATATCAAATACTTTAGCATTTAACAAGTGGGATTTAACTAGAAGAAGACTAAACTACGATTTAACAGTTTTAGGTATAGGTGCTGTAAAAACTAGTTTCAACACGTCTAATGGTATAACTATTGACTATGTTGACCCAGCTACTTTAGTTTACTCTTATACAGAGGATCCTAATTTTGATGATATTTATTACGTCGGTGAGGCTAAAGCTGTTACAATACCAGAACTTAAAAAACAGTTTCCTTACATAACCGATGTAGAGTTAGAAAGAATACAATCAATGCCAGGTAACCGACAACTTGTATCTGGTTTGGAGAGTTATGATGAAAACACTGTACGGGTTTTATATTTTGAGTACAAAACTTACATGGATCAGGTTTTTAAGATTAAAATTGGAAACAACGGCTTAGAAAAAGCTATTGAAAAAACAGTTTCTTTTAATCCACCACCTAGTGATAACTTTGAAAGAGTTTCTAGGTCTATTGAAGTGTTGTACACTGGCGCTAAAATACTGGGCACACAACAAATGTTGCAATGGGAAATGTCTGAAAATATGACAAGACCATTTGCTGATACTACTAAGGTAGAAATGAACTACGCTATAACAGCGCCTAGAATGTACAAGGGTCGTATAGATTCAATTGTAAGTAAAGTAACTGGGTTTGCTGATATGATTCAGTTGACTCACTTAAAGCTACAACAAGTTATGTCTAGAATAGTGCCAGATGGTGTTTTCTTAGACATGGATGGGCTTGCTGAGGTTGATCTTGGTAATGGTACTAATTACAATCCAGCAGAGGCATTAAATATGTACTTTCAAACTGGTTCTATAGTTGGTAGATCACTTACTCAAGATGGTGAATTAAATAGAGGTAAAGTGCCAATTCAAGAGCTAAACTCTTCAAGTGGTCAAGCTAAGATACAAAGTTTAATACAAACTTACCAATATTACCTACAAATGATCCGTGACGTAACGGGATTAAATGAGGCTAGAGATGGTTCTGCTATGGATAAAAATTCATTAGTAGGATTGCAAAAGATGGCAGCTAACGCGTCCAATGTAGCAACTAGACACATATTACAGTCTAGCTTATATCTAACGCTTAAGACGTGCGAAAACGTATCTCTTAGACTTTCTGACGTGCTAGATAACCCGTTAACAGCTAATGCTCTTCAGCAGAGTATATCTTCTTTTAATGTTGGAACACTTAAAGAGGTTCAAAACTTAAACTTACATGATTTTGGTATATTCTTAGAACTAGAACCAGATGATGAAGAGAAACAACTTTTAGAGCAGAACATACAAATTGCACTACAATCAGGAGGTATTGATCTTGATGACGCTATAGACATTAGACAGATTAAAAACCTGAAATTAGCAAATCAAATGCTAAAGCAAAAAAGAGCAGTTAAAGCTAAAGAAGAACAAGCTAAACAGCTAGCTAACATTCAAGCGCAAGCGCAAGCTAACGCCGAGAGTGCAGAGAAAGCAGCTTTGTTTGAAGTACAAAAACAACAAGCACTAACTCAAGAAAAAGTAAACATTGAACAAGCTAAGTCTCAATTTGAAATGCAAAGAATGCAGACAGAGGCTATGATTAAAAAAGAGTTAATGGCTGAAGAGTTTGGTTACCAAATGCAACTAGCTCAAGCATCTATTCAGAGAGAAGCTGATAGAGAGAAAGAGATTGAAAATAGAAAAGACGAGAGAACTAAAATACAAGCAACTCAACAGTCTGAGTTAATAGATCAAAGAAAGAACGACTTAATGCCTAAAAACTTTGAGTCTTCAGGAAATGATAGCTTAGGTGGTTTTGGATTAGACCAATTTGCGCCTAGATAAAGAGTAAACACAATTATTTAATTATATTTTATTATGTCAGAAGTACAAACAAATGAACCTGTTAAGCAGGAAGGTGAGTTTAAACTTAAAAAGAAAACTCCAAAAAAATTAACAACACCAAGCAGTGAGCCGGTTAAAGTAAATATCAAAGAACCTTTGATTGAACTACCACCGGAAGTTACTAAGGTGGTAATACCAAAAGAAGATGCCATTCAAGTCGGAGAAACAAAGGAAGTTCCTGTGGAAAAACCATCCGGAGATAGCGCTTCGGTGGGAGAACAAATACAAGAGCCCGTCGAAGATGTTAAAGAGTTTCAGCAAATCCAAGAAATAACTGAAAAAGAAGAAAAAGAAGTAAAAAAAATCACGACTGAAGCTCAAGATGCTATGCGTGATAATAAAGTTATAGGAAAAGCTTTACCTGAAAACGTAGAAAAACTAGTTTCTTTTATGGAAGACACTGGGGGAACAGTTGAAGACTATGTTAGATTAAATGCTGACTATACAAGTATTGCAGATGATGTATTACTTAGAGAATATTATTTAAAAACAAAACCTTATTTAGAAAATGACGACGTAGATCTTTTATTAGAAGATTATTCGTACGACGAAGACCTAGATGAGGATATAGATATACGCAAAAAAAAGCTTGCGTTAAAGGAAGAGGTTGCTAAAGCTAAGGACTTTTTAGAGGAAACTAAGAGTAAGTATTACGATGAGATCAAGTTGAGACCAGGCGTAACTCAAGACCAAAAAAAAGCTACAGACTTTTTCAATCGCTACCAGGAAGACCAGAGTAAAGCAGTGGAGAAACAGGATCAATTTAAGTCTGCAACTAAAGAATTATTCAACGACGATTTCAAAGGTTTTGATTTTGAAGTTGGAGAAAAAAAGTTTAGATACGGACTACAAAACAAAGATGCTGTTGCTGAAAAACAATCTGACATTAATAATTTCGTTAAGAAGTTCTTAGACGATAAAGGTAATGTTATAAATCATGAAGGTTACCACAAAGCTCTATATGCCGCAATGAATAGTGACAAGCTAGCTAATCATTTTTATGAACAAGGTAAAGCTGATGCCGTAAGAGATGTTATTAGCAGCTCGAAAAACCCTAGTACAAGCCCAAGGCCTACTAGTGATGGCAACGTTTTTATTAATGGTTTCAAGGTTAAAGCTATTAGCGGTATGGATTCCACAAAGCTTAAAATTAAAACAAAAAAATTTAACTAAAAAAAACACATTATGAGTGTATCACCACAATTTGGGAGTTTAGTCCCATCTCAAACGCAGGCATTATTGCCTTCGAATTATTTGCAATTTAACAGCGCCGCTGGCGGTGGAACTTTTGCACAACAGTATTTACCAGAAATCTATGAAGCAGAAGTAGAGCGTTACGGAAACAGAACTTTATCTGGATTCTTACGCATGGTAGGAGCTGAAATGCCTATGACTTCGGATCAAGTTATTTGGTCAGAACAAAATAGATTACATATATCTTACGACGGATGTACTTTAGTAGATGGCGCTGGTTCGCTAGGTGTTATTACTATTCCAGTTCAAGCAGGTGTTCAGAACGTAGTATCACAAAATGATACAATTGTTCTTTTAGATCCTGTATCTGGACTAGAGTCTAAAGGTACTGTAACTGCTGTTACTTCTCCAGCAGGTGGGGCTGGAACTGTAACATTCCAACCTTTTAATAACACAGCACTAGTAGCGGTAACAGGATTTGGTCAGGCTGGCTTAAAGTTCTTTGTATATGGATCTAGTTATTCTAAAGGATCTGACACTTCTGTTGGAACAGATACTCGTATTAGTATTGAACCTGTACTTACTCAGTACTCTAACTCTCCAATCATTATTCGTAACCAATACGTAGTATCTGGTTCTGATATGGCACAAATTGGATGGGTTGAAGTTGCTACTGAAGATGGTACTTCTGGTTACCTATGGTATTTAAAAGCTGAATCTGAAACTCGTTTACGTTTTGAAGATTACTTAGAAATGACTATGATTGAAAGTGAATATGACCAGTCACAAGCGGCTGGTGTAAATCTTCGCCCAGGAACTCAAGGTTTATTCTCTGCTATTGAAACTCGTGGAAATGTTGAAGTAGGATTTACTGCTGCAGCTGGACTTGACGAATTTGATAACATCCTTAAGAATTTAGATACTCAAGGTGCTATTGAAGAGAACATGTTGTTCTTACAAAGACAAACATCTCTTGATTTTGACGATATGCTAGCTGGCATCTCTGGTGGTTTCGCCGGTGGTACTGCTTTTGGTTTATTCGAGAACTCTGAGGAAATGGCTTTGAACTTAGGATTTAGCGGATTCCGTAGAGGATCTTACGATTTCTATAAGACTGACTGGAAATACTTAAATGACGCATCTACTCGTGGAGGTCTTACAGGTATCAGTTCTGTTGAAGGTGTATTAGTACCAGCTGGAACTTCTACAGTTTACGATCAAATCTTAGGAACTAACATCAGACGACCATTCTTACACGTACGTTATAGAGCTTCACAAGCTGACGACCGTAGAATGAAGTCTTGGTTGACTGGTTCTGCTGGAGGAGCGTATACTTCTACTCTTGATGCTATGGAGGTAAACTTCCTATCTGAAAGATGTTTAGTAACTCAAGCTGCTAATAACTTTGTACTTTTCAAAGGAATCTAGTAACATATCAATAACAATCCCTGCCTTCGGGTGGGGATTTTTTATATGACATTAGCCCCTTACTATCTATATACTAAGGCTATTGTCAC